CGGTTGAAGGACGAAATCTACCGGGTGTGCTACCTGATGACGCAGGCCGGGGGCGGGCAGGGCGGGTACACGGCGCAGTCGGCGTTGAGCAAGCAGAGGGACTACAGCATCACGCAGGAAGTGCTGCGGGCTTACGGGGACGCGGTGAAGGACGTGTTGAAGCGGGTACTGCGAGCGATCGAGACGGCGAGAGAAGACGGTTTGACGATCGACGTGAGCGGGCTGGACGAATTCGACATCGGGGACTTCACGAACGAACTGGAGGACGCCACGAAGCTGCTGGGATTGGGGATCGAATCGGAGACGTTGAAGAGACAGGTCTTCAAGAAGCTGGCGTTCAAGTACCTGTGCGACGTGCGGCAGGAGACCAAGGACCATATCGGACGGGAGATCGACGAGTGGTTCGAGAAGACACCCAAGCAGCGCAATTAGCGTCGTGCGGAGCGAAGGGCACGATAGCGGGTGGACAGGGCAAGAAGGAGCCAAGAGGAGACGCATGGAAGACGAGCGGAGCAACGAGATGAACACGCCGGAACAGCGACCGGTAGACGTCCGGTCGGTGATTCGGGAAGCGATCACGGAGTTCGTGAGCGCGGAACGGTCGAAAGCGGAGCCGGCCTACAAAGCGGAGTTATTGGAAGAGCGAAGGCGGCGGGAAGAGCTGGAGCGGCGGTTGAACGATGTGGTGGAAGAGAACCGCCGGAGCCGGCAGCTAGCCGAGGAGTTGGACCGCCAGGGGAAGATCCGCAACGAACTGCAGCGGTTGGGTGTGGCGAAGGTGGATCTGGCGTACAAGGCGGTGAAGGACGACATCCAACGCACGGCGGACGGGCGACTGGTGGCGCGATCGGGACAGGACGAGTTGGACGCGCGAGAGTACCTGTCGCAGTTCGTGAGCGAGAATCCCGAGTTTCTGCCGGCGCGTATTCCGGGCGGCTCGGGAGTATCGGCGACGCAGCGCGCGGCGGGGGTGAGTGGAGTCGATCTGGACAAGCTGCGGCCGGGGATGAACGCCGAGGAATTGGGGCGAATCCGGCAAGAGATTGCGCGAGTGGCGTCGCAGACCATGCGAGGCGCTTGAGCAGAAGCCGCAGGCGAACGCGAGGCGAGGCCTGGGGAACACAGAGGCTGCGGGGGCGGCGAAAGATCGCGGCGCCCGCTACAGAAGACAAGGAGAAGGTGAATGTCAGCAATTACGTCGACAAACGTGGCTAACGCGATTGTCAAACTCGTGGCGGTGGACGCATTACCGGCGCTGATGGGGAACCTGGTGATGGGGAACCTGGTCAACCGGGACTTCGAAGCAACGCTGGCCCAGGCGGGTGACACGGTGAACGTGCCAATGCCCGCGACGCTGGTGGCGAACAATCTGGCCGAGGGTGGCAGCGTTCAGACACAGAATCCGACTCTGGGCAATGCCCAGATCGTATTGAACACGCACGCGGAAGCGACCTTTCAGATCCCGGATGTGACGAAGGTTCTGGCCGTTCCCGACCTGCTGCGGCTTTATATGCAGCCGGCGGTGGTGGCCCTGGCCGAGAAGATCGAGACGGACCTGTTGGGGTTGTACGCGAGCTTCACGGCGAACACGCCGGTGGGCACGGCGGCGACGGCGGTGACGGAAGCGACGATCGACGCCGCCGAGACGGCGTTGTTCGCGGCGAAGGTACCGGCGAGCGAGTCGAAGTATCTGGTGGTGGACGCCAGCACGTATTCGCAACTGCGTCAAATCCCGCGGTTCAGCGAGTACGCCACGGCCGGCGACGCGGGGCTGCGGGCCCTGGTGGACGGCACGGTGGGGAAGATCAAGGACTTCTACGTTTTCCGATCGCAGTTCGTGAAGAAGACGGGGAGCACGCCAATGACGATCCACAACCTGGCGTTCGGGCGCTCGGCGCTGGGCCTGGTGGTTCGCCGACTGCCGCAACCGCTTCCCGGAACGGGCGCGGTGGCGGAATACGCCGAGTTGGGAAACTTCGGAATCCGCGTGGTGATGAGTTATCAACCGGACACGCTGGCGCAGCAGTTCACCGTGGACGTGCTGTACGGCACGGCGGTGTTGCGCAACGCATTCGGCGTGCAGGTAAACAGCTAACCGGGTGGGGCGCAGATCCTGAGGAGCAGGAATCCCGGTTGGCAAAATCGGGGACACAAGAAGGGGGCAGGCACGAGCTTTCGCAAAGACAGCGAAATTCGAGCCAGTCCCCTTTTTGGACGACGGTCGCGGGCCAATTTCTTTGAAGCGAGGAACATATGGACTTGAGGGTTTTCTACCAAAAGCTGAGACAGATCGAGAGCGAGATCGTGGAGGAGCATCCGGTGGTGGTGAGCCACGAGACACCGGACGGCGGCAAAGCAGGGGTGAGGACGGAAGTGTCGCGGCCGGCGGCGGCCCGCCTGGTGGTGGAGGGGAAGGCGCGGCTGGGGACGGAGGAAGAAGCGGCGGAATTCCGAGACTCGATCGCGCAGGCGCGAAAGATGGCCGAGCGGGCGATGATGGCGGGCCGGGTGGCGTTGAGCGTGGTACCGGAAGCGGAATTGCAGATGCTGCGCGGAGTGCTGAACCTGGCGAAGTCCAACCTGCAAGAGAAAGAGAAGAAGTGAGTGAACGGTCATGTCACTATTCACCGATGGCGTGATAGTCACGATTGAGGACCTACGGGGCTACGAGAGCTCCATGCTGGAGGTGGCGCACACGGAGGGGATCAACCTGGCGACGAAGCTCGAGTTGGCGCAGGAAGAAGTCGCCGTGGAGTTGGAGGCGCTGCTGGGGCGGACACGGGCCGGGCGGCCGAATCTGGGCAAGGTAGTGGTGACGCGGGCACTGAAGCAGTGGCTGGTGTTTCACACGCTGGCAGTGTCGTATCGGGACGCCTACAACAGCCAACTCAACGACCGCTACATGGGGAAGTGGAAAGAGTACGCGCAACTGGCGCAGTGGGCGGCACGAATGCTGCGCGAGACGGGCGTGGGCGTGGTGAACGCGCCGATCCGGAAGGCTGGGGAGCCGGAGATGAGCGCGACGCCGGGGAGCGGGATTGCGACGCGGTACTACGTACAAGTGGCGTGGTGCAACGCGCTGGGCGCGGAAGGAGCGCCGAGCGAGGTGAGTGTGTACGACACGCCGGACGGTACGCTGCTGGTGGTGGAAGCGAACGATGCACCCGCGGTGGCGCGCGGATATAGCGTCTATGCCGGAACTTCGCCGGACGCCATCACGCTGCAAAGCGAGACGGCGATCGAGTTGGGAGAGAAGTGGACGGCGAGCGAGACGGGGCCGGTGAGCGGCAGGAAGCCGGGACAGGGCCAGGAACCCGAGGCGTATCTGTTGGTGGATCGCACTCTGCAGAGAGGGTGAGGACGATGGCAGGAATCGGCGGGACGACGACCAAATGCGTGGCTGAGTTATTGAAGAGCACGAAGGGACTCACGAGCAGCGTTCACCAAGCCGCGCTGAGCGCGCGAGTGCATCTGGAGGAGATCGCCCCAGAGCAGGTATTCGCGCAGAACGTGGCGCACGAGGTGGCGGAGCGGAGCGGCGGAGCGAAGTACCCGGCCGTGCACGTGTACTGCGAGCGGGTCATGAACGAGATGAGGGAGAAGTTCCGAACGTTTTCCGGACGCGTGCGAATGGTGGTGGAGATTCGCGTATCGCAAGACCGTCTGGAAGGGCTGGAGAGCCAGTTGCACGGCTACGCGGACGCGGTGACGCGGGTGCTGGACGGCAATCGCGGCGACTGGGGGAGTGGGATGTACTACGCCGGCGGATACGAAATCAACTTCGGCGCCGTGAAGAAGGGCGGGAAGAACCACATCCAGACGGCGAAAGTGGAATTCGACGTAGAGGGAAGCGTGAAGTAGACCGGGCAGCCCCGGCGAGCGAGCGAGACAAGAGAGGCGAGAGCCATGGAGAGGTTAAGGAAGCATGCCTAGCTACATATCATCGAGTGAAAACAGGTTCTACACGGCGTCGGAAGGATCGTACGGGCAAGTGCCGGCGATCACCAGCGACAACCGGTTTCCGGCCGTGAAACTGACCGCGAAGCAGACGGCGGACCGTCTCCAGAGGAAGGACAAGACGGGGAGCCGCACGTTCGCGGGTCTGCCGGCGGGAATCCGCAAGCAGACGCAATTTTCGTTGAAGACATACTTGACGAGCTGGCCGAACCAGAGCGTGGAGCCGGGTTATGGCCCGCTGTTTCGGGCGGCGCTGGGGGCGGGGCCGCACATTTTCGCGGGCGGCACGCTGGGGGCGGGCAGCGAAACCAGAACGCTGAGTTTCGTGGGCCCGCACGGTCTAGCGGCGGGAAAGGCCGTGGTTTACGGGAATGAGATCCGTTTTGTGTCGTCGATCATGGATTCGCAGACGGTGTTGTTGAACGCGCCGTTCTCGGTGACACCGACGGCGGGATCGGCGATTGGAGCAACCGTGGGATATTCGCCGGCGACGGACCTGCCCAGCGTAAGCGTGTTCGACTACTGGAGTCCGGGCACGGCGGTGCAACGGCTACTGTCGGGCGCGGCGGTGGACGAGATGCGGGTGACGATCGACGGCGACTTTCACGAGTTCGAATTCAGCGGACTAGCCTCGGACTTGATCGACAGCGGAAGCTTCAACCAAGGGCAGGGCGCGTTGAGCGCGTTTCCGGAGGAGCCGGCGATGGACGCATTCGACTACGCGGTGGTTCCGGGACACCTGGGCCAGGCGTGGCTGGGAGCGATCGAGGAACAGGTTTGCACGATCACGTCGGCGGAACTGGTGGTCAAGAACGGCATCGACCTGCGCAACCGGGAGTTCGGCTGCGAAACGCCGCGCGGTGTGGCCGGCGGGATCCGCAACGTGGCGATGAACTTCAGCCTGTACGAAAAGGACGACGATTCGACGCGGGCGTTGTATCAGGCAGCGCGGAGCCGCTCGCCGATATCGATCATGTTCCAGTTGGGGCAGCAGCAGGGGCAGTTGTTCGGCCTGTACCTGAAGAGCGTGATACCGGAAGTACCGGAATTCGACGATAGCGATAACCGTCTGCAATGGAAATTCACGAACTGCCGGGCGCAGGGGGCCATCGACGATGAAGTTTTCGTGGCGTTCGGCTAGGAAGGCGCGGACGGAAGCGAACGCGGACGAAGCCGCGAAAGAACGGCCGGCGAGAAGGACGTCGAGAGCGATGAAATACGCAAGCACGTTCAAGGCGAGGTCGAGGAAGTGGCCGGAGGTGACGCTGGAAATCGGACGAGTATCCTTCGGCCGGCGGATCGAGTTAACGCGCAGGATCCGGGAGTTGGCGCGGAAGGCGGAGTTCTTCGAAGCGGGCGGCACACCGAGGGAGCGAATCGAAGCAA